CTTCAATATCTCTTTTAAAGTTTCTGTCAGAAGGCAAAGAATTTGACCCTGTTGAAATTGTGCCTACTGATGAGCCATCATTTCTAAATATCAAAATAGTGCCATCACTACCCCTTCTGTTTAAACCCATAACTACATCGTCTTCTACTGTAAAAAGGGATGCTTGGTCATTTCTTAAAGCAACTCCTTCACCTGATGAGCCATCAATATTAGTTGTAGTAGTTCCTAACAACAAGTTACCACCAGTATCCAGACGCATCGTTTCGCTATCTTCTATTAAAAAAGCCATGTGTTTACCCGACCTTTTACTACTAAACTGGACTTGGTTAGCATCGTAATACCAATAAGCAATTTCCGTTCCACTTGCCTCTCCTGATAAAAAGTAACCTGATGTTCCTGTTTGATTTACAACAAATCTTTTAGCTGTTGTACTTGATAAACCAAGATTTCCTGTTGCTGAAAGCCTCATAACTTCACTTAAAGCTATGCTGCCTGATTGGTTTGTTGCTCCTGTTGTAAATCTAAAATCTGAACCATGACCAGAGCCGTCAAAAGCTCCTGATGCAGCAATATCTAATTTAGCTATTGTTCCAGCCGAACCTGTGCTTCCATCTGTGCTTTCTATTTCTATTACACCTAAAGATTGGTCTGCAACTATAGAGGTGTCTGTATTTTTTAGATTTATTTTTGGAGCAGTAGTGCCAACTTCTACATCGCCACTAAATGTAGTTTTTTCAGAGCTATCAATAGTTATCGCAGTAGCATCAGAGCTGTCAGAGATTCCTGTGTCTAATAAGCTTCTTGATATTTTTGTTAGTGCCATATTATTCTCCTTCCTCTAAAGTTTCTATTCGTGTTTTTAAGTCTTCTATTATGAGTTTGCTGTTATGTAATTTTTACCTGTAGTAATAGCAGCAGTATAAGATGATTTATCTGCTGAACTACCAGCTATATCTGGCACATTAGTACTGCTTCCATCGTAAGCTAGAGTAGTTTCTAAATGGTCTACATTTCTTTGTATAGCCTCATTAACTTCGCTTTGTGATAATCCCTGTGGAAGATAATTAGATGAAGCTCCTTTAGTGTTTACATCATTAATTAAAAGAACTGAATCATCGGCTATTTCCAAAAGTCTTTCTACTGTCATACTCATATTAATTACCTTTTAATTCGTTAATTTCGTTCTGCAAAGAGTCACACTTCTCTGATAATTGTTGAACTGCTTTTATTAAAGGTATTACAAACATTTCCCTTGATATATTTTGCATACCATCTTGTTTTTCTGACCAACCACTAAAAGTATTGATACCCTCCTTATCCAAAGCCTCTTTGACTTCTTGAGCCAACATACCGTGCATTACTACTTCAGTATTTTTCTGATTTGTTTCATTGTAATCGTCAAACTCTTCAGGAATTTCGTTAGATGGTTTCCAACGATAAGTAACAGTTCTTAAATTATTAATAAAGTTAAGACCAAGACTATCATCGTTAATATCTTGTTTTATTCTAACGTCTGATGACCTTGAAAAACTAGCATCTGAATCAAAATTATTTTCAACTATGTTACTAGCTCTTCCAAATTTAAAATGTCCTCCTTGTCCTGTGATACCTATACCCATAGTTATTGAAAAAGCTGAGTCGTGAGCAGCATCAGCACCACTTCCAACACAAATGTTATTACTACCTGATTGAATCGCATCACCAGCATTTTCACCGACACAAGTATTGCTTGAACCTGTGCTTATTAATTCTCCAGCATTAGCACCTAATCCTGTGTTTGCAGTACCTGTTGTTGATTTTAATGCATCTTCTCCAACAGCAGTATTTAAAGTTCCTGAAGTACAGGTTTCTAAAGCACTATCACCCACCGCAGTATTCGCACTTCCACTATCAACTGAACTAGCTGCACCATAACCTACTGCTACATTTTGTGAACCTGATGAAACAGCATCCGCAGCAGTTGAACCTACTGCAGTATTTCTATCTCCTGTCGTGGGTTTTAAGGCATCTAAACCAACTGCTGTATTGTTGCTACCAGATGTGACAGACGATAAAGCATCAGCTCCTATACCTGTATTACCATCACCAGAAGTAAGAACATTGAACACTTGATGACCAAAACCTGTGTTGTTATTTGCTGTACTAAGTGTTCCTGTTCCAGCATCATTACTAATTAACATTGAGTTAGTAAAATTAGACTTAGAACCTGTAAATCCTAACAAGTTCATAGTTCCAGCTATTTCAAAGTTTTGCGATTCATCAATAGTAATTGCTGGATTTGTACCGACTGTTGAACCTGAACCAATAATTAATTTATCTGCTGAATCATCTAGTCCTATATAATAATCCTGTGCGTTACCATCAAAGACTATTTTAGTATCTTCTGCACCTGCGTCACCGATTGTTAAAGTAGGTGTAGTACCTTTAAGTGTCATAGCACTATTAGTTAATGTTAGTACCTCAGTACCAGCAATGTCCATTCTAATAGTGTCATCGTCAGTAGTTTCTTCTAACTGAATCTTAGTATCGCCATCAGCATCTTGGAAAGTTGCAACACTTACATTATTAAATATAACAGCTTCTACTGAAGTACCGTTAGGAGGAGCAGCACTAAAAGTTAGTGTGCTACCTGAAATTGAATAAGTGTCTTTATGTTGAACAACACCATCAATAGTTACGAATGTTTGGTTTTCTGAATCAGGACTTGTACCTAAAGCTAAAGTAGTATCTGAGCCATCACCAGTCATAGTAGCAATTACTGGAGCAACTCCAACAATACCGCCTTCTAATTGAAAAACTTCTATAACTCTACCATTAACAGGAGCAGTTGCGAAAGTTAAAGTAGTACCAGAGACTGAATAAACATTATCAGCTTGATAAACACCATCAATAAATACTATTAGACCGTCTTCATTGGTCATGCTTGTAGTTAAAGTAAAGGCTGTAGTTGAACCATCTCCTGCAAAAGTATTCTTAGCAAAAGTAGAAGAACTTCCTGCACCGCCACCGGCTATAGCACCCCATGAGTCTGTAAAACCTTCAAAGCCACCAGTTGTGCTGTTATATCTAAAGTATCCTGCAGCTCCTGTAGGTCTTTGAGCTGTAGTACCTACTGGTACGTGAATAGCATCTGTCGCACTACCAACATCTAAAGTAACGTCTGGAGAAGCATTAAGTATACCAACTCTGTTATTACTTGAATCAACTTTAAGAGTATTAGTATCTACAGTAACATCACCAGAAACTGTTAAGGTTGATAATGTTCCAACACTAGTAATGTTAGTTTGTGCTGCAGTTTGTAATGTGCCTGTTAAGTTTCCTGAAAATCCAGTAGCAGTTAGTAAACCTGCAGATGGATTATAAGTAAAGCCTGTATCTGTTTCTAAACCTTGACTTCCAGTAGCTCCATCAACAAATACAGGAAATATAGTTTCATCTGTACTATTATTAGCAGATATAGTAACTTGAGTAGCTAGTGCTGCTGTACCGGTAGTATCTTGATTAAGAGTTCCTACTGTAAAATCTAAAGTACCATCACCATCTTCATAAGCAACTGTAATACCTGATTCAGTATTAGAAGAAACCATAGCTCCTACAGTATCTTGAATTACTTCTGATAAATCTATGTTTGCAGTACCGTCAAAAGATACACCATGAATAGTTCTGGCAGTTTCTAAAGCAGTAGCAGTTGCAGCGTTTCCTGTAGTATCTTGATTAAGTGTACCAATTACAAAATCTAAAGTGTTATCAGAGTCATCGTAAGTAACAGTAACACCTGTTTCAGTGTTGCTTGTTACCATTGCTCCAACAGTATCTGAAATTGTTTCAGCTAAAGTTGTTCCATTAACTGTTATAGCATCTGCTTCTAATGTTCCATCAACATCAACGTCACCAGAAATATCTAAACTAGCTGCAGTTAAAGAACCACCAATAACTAAATTTCCTGAACTAGGATTGTATGTAAAACCTGTGTCTGTTTCTAAACCTTGTGCACCTGTTGCACCGTCAACAAAAACTGGAAATATAGTTTCATCTGTGCTGTTATTAGCAGAAACTGTGACTGTTGTAGCTAATTCTGCTGTACCAGTAGTATCTTGGTTAAGTGTGCCAATTACAAAGTCTAGTGTATTGTCTGAATCATCATAAGTAACTGTAACACCTGTTTCAGTATTACTTGTGACCATAGCTCCAACAGTGTCAGAAATAGTTTCTGCTAGTGTAACTCCACCGATTGTTATTGCATCAGCCTCTAGTGTACCATCTATATCTGCATCACCACTAATATCTAGTGTAGCTGCATCAAGCTCTCCACTAATAGTAATATTTCTACCACCAGTTATGTCTTTGTTTGCATCCGTTATAATAGCTTTACTTGCTATTACTGTTCCATTTGTAATTCCATCTATAAGATTAATGTCTGTTGCACTTGCAGTAACACCATCAAGTATGTTAAGTTCTGCTGCTGTACTAGTAACTGCTGTACCATTTATAGAAAGTGCATCAGTTTCTAAAGTACCATCAATGTCTGCATCACCAGATATATCTAAAGTAGCTGCATCTAACTCACCAGTTAGTGTTACATTTCTAAAGCTACCAATATCTTTATTACTATCAACAACTACAGCTTTACTAGCTGCAACTGTACCGGCAGTAACACCATCTATAGTTTCTAATTCTGCTTCACTAATATCTGCAGAACCTATAACAAAACTTGTACCTGTAATTGCTGTACCTGTAATAGCTGCTGCACTTGAACCACCAATAATTGCACCATCTACAGTACCACCATTTATGTCTGCAGTATCAGCTACTAAGGCATCAGTAGTTACTGTGCCATCAAAGAAAGCATCTTTAAATTCTACTGAACTTGTACCTAAATCTATATCATTATCTGTAGAAGGTACAATAGCTCCATTAGTAAAGGTAACTTGATTATCTCCTCCAGCAGCTATAGTTATAACATCAGAGCCACTAAAAGTTATTGAAGTATTAGAATCAGCATCACCTGCGATACTGTCTAATTGAATACTACCTACATTAGTAATTGCAGAATCACTAAAGTCTATTGTTCCTGTAACATCTAAATTACCACCTACAGATACATTACCTGTTGTAGTTATGCTATCTATAAATGCATCTTTGAAGTATAAAGAACTTGTACCTATGTCAACATCACTATCTGTAACAGGTACTAAAGCACCATCTTGTACTCTTATTTGTTCTACTGCTGAAGATGAAACTTCTACATAAAATCCTAATCTATTATTTGTACTGTCAACTTCTATTTTGTTTAAAAAGTCTAAGTCACCAATTTTAAATATGTTACCACCTTGTCCAGCACTACCATCGTGTCTGTGACCTGTAGAACTTGCACTACTGGATGAGTAGGCAAATGCGTTTACTAATTGATTGTACTCGTTATTAAATAACGCAGCAGTAATAGTATCCCCATCACTGAATGAACTTTGTCTAGTGTAGTTTTGAGCCATTTATTATCTCCTTCCTGACGGTACGTAGTCTATGTACAAACCGTTTATAATGTACGGTTGATTTGTGTTCTTTGTAAAAATACTAAAATTATTACTATGTCCACTTCCTGTTAATGCTGTTCTTACTGTTGGATGTTCTCCTGCACCAAAAGTATTAGTATTAAATACAGCACTACCAAAGAGTGATGGTAACGGTACAGTTCCTATACTAATATCAGCAGGTTGTGGTGTATCCGTACTTTCAAAATCGTATCTAACCCTAATTGTTGGTGTAGCATCATTCTCTGGACTAAAAGATATTTTTAGATACTGTAAAGTTTTTAGCATACCTAAATCACCGTAATCAATGTCAGGTGTTGTATACTGAGCATCTATATCGCTTTCAGTTCCTGCAGGGTTAAATGAGTTACCTGTATCATGGTTGTAAACATACCCTGCAAAATCACCATGAAATGCTTTTTCAACTCCAGTGTTTGTAAAACCAGAAGTAACTGCCGGAGCTTCGATACCTCTTGTTTCTGACCACTGCCAACCTTCAGGTCTTAGTGTTCCTATAATTCCTTCTTGTATTAAATCACTTTGACTAGACTTACCGTAATATAATCTGTACTGTGACTTATCTCTTAATACGACACTACTAATTGTAAAAGTGTCAATGTTATCTGCTATCTGTTTTATCTGTGGCTGAATAGCTTTACTTATTGTGCCTAACTCCACATCTCCAATTCTTGCTGTACCGGCAACTGTTCTTAATCCATCTGGAGCTAAGAAGATTAGGTCACCACCAAATTCCTGAATACTCTGTCCATCTAAACAACCCACGTTTTTAGTAACTGGTACAACTTGTAGAGCTGATGAGTTGTCAACATTTTGTAATTTAAAGATAGAGTTTTTACAAAATATAAATAATTCGTTACGGAAACTTTTTAGACCTACTATCTGGTCTTCTAATGTTATTGAGACTCCACCAGTAAAATCATCTATGTCATTAACAGCACTTATGTAAACTGTGTTTGGTGTTGACGGGTCTCCTGCAACTACTAAGCGTCTTCCGTGTATTGTGCAAAACTTCGCAGTTGTACTACCGCTTATTGTTATCTGACTAGCAAAAAATGTTCTATTGGTAATATCTGAATCTGTACCAGTCATCTTAAATAAAAATGGTTTATTACTACCACTTGAATCTGTCATAACTAAGTCACCATAAACAGATGTACCTTCGTATAGTGCAAAACTATACTGAGCTGGTGATGTTAAACTAAGTGCACTTCTACCTGTAAATGCAGTATGATTATCACCACTACTTGCTACACTTGCTTTATTTATTTGTAACCAACTAGTTCCATCTTGACTAAAATAAATATTGCTACCACCTGCAGCTATTACTCCATCAGCATAGACAAACAATCCATATATCTGATTAGAAGAGTTAGGTCTAGCAGAACTACCGCCACCAAATAAACTATAACCGTTTATTCTTCTGTAACCACCCTCTACAGCAACTTCAAAGTTTCTTAGTGTAGTTGCTACTCCGGGAGCTTTGAATAAGTCAAAACGATTAGCACTATCTACTAATCCTCCTGAACATGCAAAACCGTATGGTTGACTTCTAGCCATTTATTCTTCTAATGTTTCTATTCTTGCTTTTAAATCTTCTATAATTGTTTGTTGTTCTTGCATACCTTTTATAAGAGGTGTTACCAGTTTAGAATAATCTACTGAATACCACTCTCCTTCTAATTCTGGTTCTGAAACAGCTTCAGGGAACACTTTTTCTACCTCTTGTGCTATAAGTCCATCTTGTATCTTACCGTCACTTTTCCATTCAAAGTTTACAGGATTCAAAGCATTTACAATTTCAAGACCTTTAGCCTCTCCTAAAACATTTTTTAATCTAGCGTCTGATGATGTGTTATAAACTGTAGCTGAACCATTAGTGTTAATTCCACCAACAAAACCATTATCATTTATAAAAGCTATTAAAGTAGAACTACCTGTACCAGCAACATGACAATTAATACAATGTTGACTACTTCTAGTAATTTCTAATCTTGCATCGGCAACACCTGAATCTGCTGTAGCTGTTTGATTTAATAAAACATTTCCACCAGATTGAATTCTCATTTTTTCTGTTCCAACAGCCCCACTAGATGAAGTATAAAATGCTATAATACCATCTTCGCCACCTGCTGTTTGGTCAATACTTTCAAAAGCCATGTAAGAATTTACGATTGCTTTAGAAGAAGCGTTGACTGTTGCTCCGCCTACTAATCCTTTGTTTGATGCAGAACCAATCATTACTTTTGAATTAGTATTATTTGAAGCTGAAAACTGATTACCCCAAAACTGTCTGACTGTGCTACCAGAGTTTGTGTCAAAAACATCAGAAGAAGTTTGTCTTACTAAAAAATCTTCATCACTTGTAATAGTTACAGCAGTAGCGTTACTACTGTCTGCTATTCCGGGAGTACTTGATAATTCTACTGGTACTTTAGTTGTCATTTATATCTCCTAAAAATATGTTCTATCATCTGACATATATTTTGGTTGTGGATTTATCAGATTAGACTTCATTTGCTTCATGCCTTTTTTATAATCTTCTAATGCAAAAGCAGCTTGTTGAGGACTTTCTTTAAACTGCCAAACATAATATCTAGCTCTAGCTGTTATTACATTTGCATATTGGTCTGGTAGAACTATAGTGTCACTAAACGCTGATAGTTCTGTAGGCTTGTTGTAGCCATAAAAATGTACGTTGTAAACTTTGTCAGGTATAGGACTTAGCCCAAACTTTCTATGGTCTGGACTACGTATTACATAAACAGGCTCTCCATAAGCTTGAGTTGATGCATCATCACTATTCTCACTATCTCTGTAATACCTAGTCCACTCATCTAATGTTAAAAATCTTAACCCTTTTGAAACAAACGGTGATGATTCTCCAGAGACACTAATAGTTGTGATGTAAAAATCATCCCAATCTATTGATGCAAAGTCTGAAGTAATATCACTACTACCATCTTTTAACAGATACCATCTAGTACCTGCAGTAGTTGCTACAGTTGTATTACCATAAAAAGGGTCTGT